GAATTTGCTCAACAGCGCCATCGGTCTTGGGTATGGGGCTGCAGGCTATCTGGCGGGTTGGCCCAGCCATTGGCTGGGTTTGCAAAAGGAGCCAGGCATCACAACAGGAAATAACGCGATCCAGTTCACCAACAATCCGTTTGGAGGCGTTGGAGCGATAACAATCGGTAACACGGAAACTTTCGCGCCAGACAGAAACGCTAATAATGCGCCAGGCACCCCGGATACCCGGCAAGAAATGGGACCGCATGAGGAGCAGCATACCTACCAAGGCCAGCAACTCGGTCCGTTTTATTTGCCATCCAATATTCTGGGCGGGGCAGCCGGATTGCTCATTGACGGTGAATGGCGCGGGAAGCACAATTGGAACGAGGTCGGTCCGTATCAGACTCCGCCGAGGCCGTGGCCGAAATGAGGCGCCGATGAAACGGTTGGGATTGATTTTGGCATTGAGTGGGTCGGCTGGTCTTGCCGGCTGTTCGGCCCTGTTGGATGCCACGTTCTTCAATAACACCGGTGAGGAGATCGCGGTGGACTGGGAAGGGGCCAGAACCACCATCACGGCGAGCCAGTTTTCCCAATTTCACTATATTGACGGAGACCGGAATCGGAAGGTGCGGCTCTCCAGCGGCGGATGTGCGTATCTGTATGAGGTTCCGCCTGAGCTCAAAGACTATCGGCCCGATCGAAAGCTGGACCGGGGTCTCCAAATCCAGGTGGAGAAGGATTTCAGTATCGTTCTTTTATCCCCCTCCTATGCCGGCGATATACCAGCTTCCGGCGACATAGTCCTTCAACACGAGGGCTTCCCGCTGCGGCCCATGACGAAGGTGTGCGGCGCCGAGGCGGCGCGCTAGTTCAATTTTCTAAGATCTTTCAACCAGCCGTGAGCGACGCGCGCGGCTGATGCTCTTTCGCGCGTCCCTAAACCCAAAAGGAAAATCATGACCATCGAGAACGGGGCCGCTATGGCCGCGAACGATACCGCTTTGCGCGATCAGACCGATGAGGCGCCCGAAGAGGCTGAGGTCGACTATGGCGGCAAGACTTATACCTTGCCGGCCGAGCTGAAGGACGCGCTGCTGCGCCAGGCCGACTATACCCGCAAGACGCAGGAGGTTGCCCAGGGGCGCAAGGCGTTGGATGCGGCGCGGGCCGATCATGACCGGCGGGTGATGGCGATGCGGGCGCATTTCAGCGATGCGGCGCGAGTGATGGCGCTGAATGACCAGCTGAGGCCGTTCGCGCAGGTGGATTGGCAGGCGCTGAAGGCGCAAGACCCGGCCAGGGCGCAGGGCCTGTGGCAGCAGTGCCAGCAGATCAAGAATTTGCGGGACCACGCGGCCCGCGCCTGGACCCAAAGGGACCAGGACCATGCCGGCCATGCGCAGCGGGAAACCGCCAAGCGCGCGCGCCAGGTGCACGCGCATCTTCCGCAGCTTATCGCGGACTGGTCGCCGGAGCTTGATGCCAAGCTGACCGGGTATGGCACCGCCCAGGGCCTCTCCCGCGAGGAGATGGCGCAGGCGACACTCCAGAACCCGGCTTTCGTCAAGCTGCTGCACAAGGCGCACCAGCACGACGATACGGTGCGGAATAAGAATACCCAGCAGATATTCGATGCCGCGCAGGCGGCCCGCCCGGTGACACGCGTCGGCGGAAATGGCGGGACGGCTTCGCGCCGCACCACCGATTCCAGCGGCGACGCGCTAAGCACCGAGGAATGGGCCAAGCGCGAGCGCGAACGGCTGCGCAAGCGCTAACCCAACCACTTTTAAGGAACCCCTCATGTCGAATACATTGCTTACGCCTACCCAGGTGACCCGCAAGGCCCTGATGATTTTGCACCAGAAGCTGAATTTCGTCGGCTCGATCAATCGCGGCTATGACGACAGCTTCGCCAAGGACGGCGCCAAGATCGGTGACACGCTGAAAATCCGTGTGCCCAACCAGTATACCGTGCGCAGCGGCGCGACGCTGAGCGCCCAGGATATCACCGAGACCACGGTGAACCTGCAGGTCGCGACCCAAAAGGGTGTGGACGTGAATTTCTCGTCCAACGAGTTGACGCTGAGCCTGGATGATTTTTCCGATCGCATCCTGGATCCGGCGATGGCGGCGCTGGCGGCCAATATCGAGGCCGATGCGATGACCATGTACAAGGACGTCTATCAGCAGGTGAACAATCAAGGCTCGGCCTTGACCTTCTCCAAGGTGCTGCAGGGCCGCAAGCGGCTGGTGGACAGTCTGGCGCCGTTGAATGACCGGACCTGCAACCTGAATACCCAGGACAATGTGGATCTGGTGGATGCGTTGAAAGGCCTGTTCCAGGATTCCACCAGTATCGCCAAGCAGTATCGCGAAGGCTTTATGGGCCGCACTGCCGGCTTCGATTTTGTCGAGAATACGCTGTGGCCGGCGCATATATCGGGCACGGAAAACGGCTCGTCGCCGACTTTTGCGGTGAGCGGCGCGGGGCAGACCGGCGCCGCGGTGACGGTGACCAACGCCTCCAGCAAGACGCTGAAGAAGGGCGATGTGGTCACTTTTGCCGGCTGCTTCAGCGTGCATCCGGAGACCAAGGTGGCGTCCAGCCTGCTGCAACAGTTTGTGGTGACGGCGGATGTGGCGACCATCGGGACATCCATTCCGGTGAGCCCGCCCGTCATCACCAGCGGCGCGACCCAGACGGTGTCAGCCTCGCCGACAGATGTGGGCGCGGTGACCAAGGTGGGTACCGCCAGCCAGGTCTACGGCATCTCGATGGCGTATCAGAAGAATGCGTTTGCGTTCGCCACCGCCGACTTGATCATGCCCAAGGGCGTGGACTTTGCGGCGCGCGAGGTGCTGGACGGCATTTCGATGCGCATCGTGCGCCAGTACGACATCACCAACGACAAATTCCCCTGCCGTATTGATGTCCTGTACGGCTACAAGACGCTGCGGCCGCAAATGGCCTGCCGGTTGGCGAACAACTAAGGAGCCGGCGGCGCCGGTAGCGATGCCGGCGCCGCTGCTTTTTTCGAGGAACACTGATGGCGCTTGATGGCAGCTATGACGGGCTGAAGGCCAGCATTGCCGATTTTCTGAATCGCGGCGACCTGGCTTCGGTCATTCCGGACTTTATTGTTCTCGCCGAAGCGCAGATGGCGCGGCGGTTTGTTTCGCGCGCCAAGCAGGGCATGGATATTCCGCGCCGCCTGGTGAAGCGGGCCGATGCCGCATTTGTGCTAGGAGCCGAGTATGTGCCGGTGCCCGGCGATATTATGGGGCCGCTGGAATTGATGCTGACGGCGACGCCGCCCATCGCTCTGGACTATCTGGAAAACAGCAACCTGCAGCGCGAGAAGCAATTGGCGCGCTGGATCGGTGCGCCGAAGTATTACACCGTGGTGGGCGGCGAGCTGCAGATTTATCCGGTGGCCGACCAGGACTACGCGGCGGAGTTGACTTATGTCTCGCGGGTCGCTGCCTTGAGCGCCGCCGCGCCGGCCAACTGGATCCTGGAGGACTATCCCGACGCTTATCTGTATGGAGCGTTGGTGCAGTCTGCGCCTTATCTGAAAGACGACAGCCGGCTTCAACTTTGGGGCACGCTGTTCACCGCCGCGATAGACGATATTTGCAATTCCGATCCGATGCCGACCGAGAAGGTCAGGCTTCGCACCGAGATTGCCGATCTGCGCCGCTTCGGTTTTGCGGGCGCCTATAACATCAATACCGATAGCTGAGGTTTGAATGTCATCTTTTAACAAATTCAACGCGTTTGCGGCGGATGTGGCGAACAAGGTTCACAATCTCGGTTCCGACACGCTGAAGATCATGCTGACGAACACGGCCCCGTCCGCAGCCAACGCGGTAAAGGCCGACATTGCGGAGATCGGCGCAGGCAGCGGCTATTCAGCCGGCGGGCTCGCCGTTACGGGCGTTACTTCGACCCAGACGGCGGGCACTTATAAGCTGGTGTCGTCCGCCGATCCGGTTCTGACAGCTTCGGGGACAGTGGGTCCCTTTCGCTATGCGGTTCTGTACAATTCCACGCCTGCCAGCGGCAACCTTATCGGTTGGTGGGACAGGGGGACGAGTATCACGTTGGCCTCGGCCGATACCTTCACAGTTGACCTCGACCAGGTGAACGGGATCCTGCAGCTCGCCTGATGCCTAAGAATTATGGGACTGCGCTTTACGGCAAAGGTAATTATTCGGCACTGACGGCTTCAAACGTCACGTCCGCCCAGGGCAGCTATGGCGAGACTGGCAAGCCGGCGAATTTCACCTGGCAGGCCAAGACTAACGCCGCGCAGGGTTTATTCACCGAAACCGGAGAAGCTGCAGCGCTCCGCGCCGCATTCTCAGCCTTGGCGGCACAAGGCAGCTTTTCCCTGACGGGCGAGGTTGCCGGACTCATCTGGAAAGCCATCGCAGCGGCAGCGCAGGGCGCCTATAGTCTCGCGGGGCAGGCCGCCTCCTTCACTTGGCAAGCAATTGTCATGGCCAGCCATGGTTCTCATAGCGTCGCCGGGCAGACCGCAAATTTCACCTCCAGCAATCTGTGGACGCCGGAGACTGACGGCACGCCGGCCTGGATCCCAGCATTTCCCGCACCCGATCCATGGTCCCCGGTTATTCCCGGCTCGACCACATGGACGCCTAACCCTTAGAGAGACAGCATGACAGCTACGACGAACCTCAACCTGACCAAGCCCACGGTCGGGGGCGATGCAGACGCATGGGGCGGCG